ATGTAGTTGAGCCGGCACAACAAATTGTTCAGCAACGCAAAATAGCAAAAGAAATTAAACAAACGCTTAAACCTGGTGCTGGCGTTAAGCTTTCAGATATAGGGAAGAAAAAATAATGGCAGTCAATTTATCACCAATAGGCAACGGCTTTCAGTTCTTTACAGTATTAGGTGAACCACTATCCGGTGGTTTTATTTATACTTATCAGGCTGGAACAACTACTCCGCTGGCCACTTATACAACGTCAGCAGGTACGATTGCTAACACTAATCCTATAGTGCTAGGAACGGATGGTAGGCCACCACAAGAGATTTGGCTGAACTCAGGTTCCAACTATAAGTTTGTGCTAACAGACAGTTCTAACGCTGTTATAGCTACCTACGACAACCTTTATGGAATCTTGGGTAGTTCTTCGTCAACAACTGCTGTACCAACTGGCTGCATTCTTATGTGGTCTGGTTCAATTGGATCAATACCTAGTGGCTATACTCTCTGCGACGGTACGAATGGAACGCCTGATCTTAGGGATCGTTTTGTTGTCGGGGCTGGTACTTCTTATTCGGTCGGTAATAACGGCGGTTTCGCGTCATCCGGAGTGGTTACTTCCGTTGGCACGAATAACCCGCTTTATTACGCTTTAGCCTTCATACAGAAAACATAAGGTGCAGGAAATGTCAGAAGTGGATATGTTCAAATACGGTCAGCTTGTTGCTCAAGTCGAATCTTTAGATAAGAAGGTTGATAAGCTAGAAGGCAAGATTGAAGAACTGTTAGAGCTTGCCAACAAGGGCAAAGGCGGCATGTGGTTTGGTATGGCACTTATTTCGACATTAAGTGCTGCGTCAGGTTATGTAATCCACTTGTTTACTAAAAATTGACCCGCTTACAATTCTTGCGGCTGCAAAACTTGCTGCTGCTGCTATCAAGCAGGGGTGCGAGTTGTACCAAACAGCTAAGGCCGATGGTATGGAATTGGTCGATGCTTACGGAAAAGCTAAAGACGTTGTTGCAGACATTAGTGGGCATTTGGGCAGCTTTTTTAAAGCGCATGAACAGCTTGAAAAACATGTCCATGAGGAAGAATTAAAGACCAAGAAAGCGCGTGATCCTGAACTATCAGTAAATCAGGAAGCGTTTAATAGGGTCATGGCAGTAAAAGAAATGAATAGGTTAGAAACTGAGTTACGCGAAACTCTCGTATATTCGGCACCGCCACAATTGGGCGCAATTTGGTCATCTTTTGAAGCTATGCGTGATAGGGTTAAAGAAGAACGTGCAGAAGTACAGCGTCAAGAGTTACACAAGCAGCAGGTAGCGCAATGGCGACGAGCAAAAATAAAAAAGAAGATAGAAGATCAACTGACATCCATTTTCGCAGTAGTGTTCGTGATAGCGTGGTTCCTATGGGTGATGATTCTAATAAGGACGAGCCACACGTTTCGTGGACAGTATTCTTTGCCGTATTGGTGGTGTGCCTTGTGCTAGTTATTGTCTTGCCAGCTTTAGGCGTTATGTACATGGACATGAACAACGCAACAATTAGGGCGATGGAAGAAACCAAAAAGATGCGTGAGTTACGCGCAAAGATACTTTTAGAAATACAGGGGGAATAATGCTCACAATCTTTAGCACGTTGGTTTCGTTCCTAATGGGCGGTTTGCCTAAGATATTTGATTTCCTGCAAGATAGGTCAGACAAAAAGCATGAAATACAGCTTGCGCAAATGCAGACTGAACGTGAATTACAAATGGCTACGGCTGGTTATGTAGCGCAGCAGCGTATAGAAGAAATAAAGCTAGACGAGATAAAGACGCAAACAGCGTCGGATGAGCGACAAACTCTAGTAGGAGCACAACAGGCTGAAATGGCTGCTATTTACGCGCATGACACAAGCTTAAACGAAGGAACTAGCCAATGGATGAAAGACCTTAGAGCTTCTGTAAGGCCGGTCATTACCTATGGGTTCTTTTTCCTGCTGGTGGCTATTGATGCGGTTTTGGCTTACCAAGGTATCAGTAGCGGCGCAGATTTTAAGGTATTGGCTGACCAGCTTTGGGATGATGAAACACAGGCTTTGTTTGCGGCAATTATAAGTTTTCATTTTGGCGGTCGGGCGTTTGGCAAATGATTAGCCCTAAAGCTTTAAAGATGATTCAGCACCATGAAGGGACAAAACTGAAGCCTTACCGTTGTCCTGCAAGCCTTTGGACAATTGGCACAGGCCATGTTCTATATCCAGAGCAAGGTGCGATGAAAATTGAAGATAGGGTCAAGTTTCAATTAAAGCCAGCGGATAATCGGATATTTACAAGGGAAGAAGTAGATGCAATTTTGGCGAAGGATTTGGAACGGTTTGAGCGCGGAGTTCTTAAATATTGCCCTAATGCTGCTAGTCGCCAAAATTGGATGGATGCTCTTGTCAGCTTCAGTTTCAATGTCGGGTTGGGAACTTTACAGCGCAGCACACTCAGACAAAAGCATAATCGCGGTGATTACCAAGGTGCTGCCGACGAGTTTTTGAAGTATTGCAAGGCCGGTGGTAAAGTCCTAAGAGGACTTGAAAACCGGAGGAAAGATGAACGGTCACTTTATTTGGGGAACTAATATGAAATACAAGATTGAAAAAGCCGAACCTAAAAAACATGAAGCTTCTGAAAAGCATTATGTTGTTGAAAAGGATTTAGCAAAAGAAGTGCGCAAAGTAGAAAAAGAGTTAAAAGCGCATGAGGCTAAGTCTATGTCTGAGGCGCACAAGAAGTAGGCTTCTTTTTACTTAGGTAAGGGCTGATGCTGCGTTTGTTCATACAATCCTCGCAACGCCAACCCCTACACAAGCCTGGCTGTTTATAACCGCCTTGCTCTGGCTTTTTACGCTGGCAGGTAGTGCAAAACCGTTTAATCATCTAGCAAAACCATATTTAATATGGCTGATGCAATAAACAGGCAGCAACCAACGCCAATTAAGAAAATACTGGCTGACAAAACGCCAACCAAAACCGCTGTCAGTATGTCCATTATTGTTTCCCTATAGATTCAATTCCTTGCACCGTCATGTGTCTGAATGCAGCCCATTTTTTTTGATAAAAAGGGTCTTCAGTCGGTGGAATCCATTTATATATTTTGCGCCAACGAATAGTTACGTCGGTAGTAGCTGGCGTATAAATGTAAGAATCAGACAAGTGCATACCGTTGCTTAAATGGTTCATGTTGTTCCTTTCGAAATTAACTTATAAAGTTTATAACGTCGGTCAGCAGACCATTTGTCTAAGATAACATAGCCGCTTCTACGCAGTTCTCCAACCCTAGTAGCTAGTTTCATAGTACCGGCTTCGTTTAGCGCGTCTAAGGGGCTTTTCCAGCCTTTCTTGAGGCATTCTAAGATTGCTTGACGTTGTTTCATGCTAGGTACTCCACAATAGATTCAGCAAAAATCGCAAGGGCAATAACTAGGGCTATGGTTAAGCGTGGGTAATTAGTAGTCATTTCCAATCGCCTTTCTCTGCTTGCAATGCTTTTAAAGTCTTTTGCAATGCGTCTAATTCTTTTGCCATTTCTTCATAGGATTGGCGCAAACTCAAATAATCCTCGCGTAAATGACCAAAGTTGCGCTTTAGGATAGCTACGTGCGCAAGGCCAGTTCCAAAATTATCCAATTCAAGGCCAAGTTCGCGGCCTAATAATTCGGTGTTTTGCGTGTTTGTTTCGCTAATTACTTGATGAATGTCTTTGAATCCCATGATTTCTCCTTAGTAAAGTCAAGTAAGAGGGGGCAAGCCCCCTATTTTTATTTTCCGCAATTTGGTTTTGTATTGTTAAAAAATCTTGCTTTATTTTGTGCTGAACCTTGTTGTGTGCCTGGGCAAGAACAAGTAATAATTAAACCGTGTAATTCATCAATTCTTGCTGGATGCAATTTAATACCGGTGCGACCAATTTTGACTGCGCCTGTAGTTTCGATATATTTGTTTGTCATTTTGTTTTCCTCAGTAAAGTCGTTTTGTTTGCTGCTGAGTTGAATATTAAGCAGCCTTAATGTTTACGTCAAGCAATACTATCAAAATATTTAAAAATAATTTGAGTGTTGCATTTTTGATACATTGATAAGTTAAAACAGACCAACTGATAAGTTAAAAAAGGAAGGCCAGCCGCACGCTTGTTAAAGCCAGCCTTCCAAGGGGGAACTAGATGTTGTTTTTGACGCGATAGAAGGCAAGTAGGTGGCTAAACATTAGCCAAGCTTTTTGCATGTCTGATTCGTCGTGCTTGATGATTTTGACGTTGCCTTGCAGGTCAACATAAACATTGGCACAAAGCGCGTCAGGAAGGCCAAGGCCAACCCTATAAGCTGCCAATTGCATTAGCTGTTCGTCATAGGCTGCGGTTTTATCGTCAACAACTTCTTTTGTTTTGAAGTCTATGACAATATCTTCGCAATGTAGATCAACCTTGCCGCCAAAGCCATCATAGGCAAAAGACTTTTCAGTAATCCAGTTTTGGCTGCCAAACTCTTTGACAACGGCAAAATAGGTTTCCTTGGCAAAGTCGGGATATTCACGCTGACGTTTATTGAAATAATCCTCAATCACGTTGTGCATGTCTGTGCCGCGATCAGCAGCTTCAGCAGACGTTTCCTTGCTTGTTTGCATAATTCGGCCAAACCAATCGGCTTCAGCTTCACCGTCGTTTCTAGGCACGCTTATGGCGGCTTTTAAAACTTGCTGCTGCTTCCATAGATCAAGACCTGGTGCTGCTGCCACACGCAAGATTGTGGTCACAGATGGCACTAAATCATGTTCTCTAGCGTCACGCAGGGTTGTATCGCGTTCTTTGCCGTTCTTGCCTATGATTGTGTACATAGGGCTGCCGTCGCTTCTTTTATACCAATGACCAGCCATTATTTTTGCTCCTTTGCGGGTCTGCCGCGTTTTGGTTTCATCATTTCGCCAACTTCGTCAACGGTAATAGCGGGTATAAAGTTTTCTTTGTCCATATAAGCAGGAATAGTAATAGGAATATGTTTTTCAATATATTCGCCGCACCAATCGCCACCAGATTTAACCTCAACCTTTGGGTAACGTTTGCATGATCCGTAGTGGCCATCATGCTGATAAAACTTGCAGTCTTTACAGTTCATAATGTTTCCTATCAAAACGGAATTTCTTGGTCGAAATTATCATCTGATTCAATAGGATCAGGTTGTTTCGGTTTTTTGCCTTCGGTCATTGATCTATATTCAAACGACTTCAAAACCATTTCTTTGCGGCCTTGAGATAGTTTCTCAAACTTTTCTTGGTCAAAGTTCAGAACTTCAAACATAAACACTTCATTCACGCCTTCAGGCAACCCAGCTTTTAAATAAACTGCCGGTACTGGCAACAATGAATCAATAGCGGTTTTGCCGTTATTACCAATAACAACGTTGACCATCGCAAATTGACCAAGCAACTTTTTAAAATTGAACGCTTCTTTATTCTTGGCAAGTTCATCAAAATTGATTTTTAACCAGCTAGTCAAATGCGCACGTAGTTTTGATTTTTCGTGCATTGTAAGGTTGTAGTATTTATTGACTATGTACGGCTTGCCATTGGTTGCGACTAAGGGTTTGCCTGAATCATCTTCGCCATGCAATTCAAATTGAAAGATGATCTTGTTTTCCATCTTGATTTCACCCTGCCATTCAGATTGGCTAGTGCCAACATGCAGGATTTGATATAGGCGTCCAAGATGTAAACCGGCTGGTGCTGCTTCAAATTCTTTTTGGCCTGGTGCTTTAGCTTCGGGGATATTAATTAGCATTTTGTTTACCTTTAGTTGTGTAAGTAGATTTGCCGCAAGCCCAGCGAATAAGTGAGATTTCGTCAGGTTCAAGCAGGTTTTCAATTTTCCAAAGAACTGCTTCAAGTCGTTCTTCGATTTCGTCCATAAGTAGCTTTTGATCGTCCATAAAATTAAGTCTCCAAGATAAGTCGCGAATTCACGACAGGAAACAGGTTAAGCTAAGTTAATTGACCAGTCAAGGTTTATTTGTTAATCTACGTTAATGAATGATTCCCAAATAATTGATATGTTAGGTGGCCCGACAGCTATAGCTAAACGGCTAAATATTTCACCGCCAGCGGTATGCGTTTGGCGTAAGAACGGCATTCCAGAAGATAAAAAAGTTTATTTAGCTGCAATGATTGAGGAACAATCGGGCGGTTTAATGACTAGAAAGGCCATGTTTCCAGCTATGTATGCGTGGATTTGGCCTGAGATTTCACTAAAACACACTAAATGACGCAAATAGTGCTAGTGTATTGGTACTAATTCTCGCGCCGCTTCCCTTCGGCGGTTTAGGCCTCAATTAATCCTTGAGGCTTTTTTTTTAATATGCTATCTTGTGCTTGTCTATGTGCGGGCATAAGACAAACCCAAAGCCTTTTAGCTTTGGTTCTCTACCCTTCGGGGCGTGCCCGCACACGCAAGAGAGCCAAGACTAAAGGGCTTTTTTGCGTTTAGACCGTTCTGGTCGCGTTAGCAGAGAGCCTTGTAGGGGCTGCCACCAAGAAAACCTATGCGCCTACTGACAAGACAGCGCGTGAACTTACTACGGGTATCACAGGAACAAGAGAACACAGGTGGTGTGGCGGCTAGGCGATCCGAAATCGTCCTCTTGGAAATCGAACGTAGTCCTTCGGGAATAGTAGCTTGCAAGACTTTATCTTTCGACTTTACTGCGCAGGTAGCTAAATTAGGTGAGTACCACCTAATTGTCTTGTCCTATGCCTGAAACAAAAATAAATAAAAAGAATGTGTAGAAAATGCTTGACTACAACATTAAGACAACTTAATAATATTAAGCAGGAGGAAATAACATGAAAAGATTATTAATTGCGTTAATGCTTGTTTCTGGTTTTGCAAATGCCGAAGAATGGTTTGAAAGCCTAAATGAATCAGGTGGAAAGATTGTTTTGCTAACCAGCGAATGTAGCAGTAGGCCAGATCAAAAGACGCTTAAAAGAATGTATGCAGCTCACAAGAATGGTCAAACGTATTGGGGTTGCTGGAATTATTGGTCAGATCAAGTTCACGTTATTTATGATGAGGGTATGTCCTACACCTATGACCCTGCTTTGTTTGTTAGGAAAACTAAGCCATGACTGAACAACAAGAATTTGAAGCGTGGTGGGATCAGGATTGCGACACAAGAGAAAACCCATATTCACAACATTCAATGATGTATTGGGCATGGGAAGCGTGGAAAGCTGGACGTAAAGCAGAGCGCGAAGCGTGTGCGAAGGTGTGTGAAGAAGCGTGTTATCAAAACATTGGAACCTTAGATGTTGCCGCAGCTATCCGCGCAAGGGGGCTAGATAACATGAACAAACAAGCAGAAAAGAATGGAGAGGAATTATGAACCCAACAAATTACCTACGCTTTGTTAAGCGATTTGTACCTATACACGGCGAACCACATCGCCCTAATGGTGCAGTGGGCAAATCAGTAATGATCCTTCAGCAGTTATGGGAAAGCCCTACAAAAGTAGATTTAATTACTGGAGAGTTCTTATCTGAATGGCGTGACGTACCTACGGAGGAAGCATGATTAACTTAACACGCGAAGAAGCGCAGCAAGTAATGGATGCGTTGGAAGACGTAATGGATGACGCAGAAGAACCGCACAAAACAAAAAACGCATTTGAATTTCTACGCGCCAAACTAAGCGAACCTGAACCGGATGCTGCTTATGGCTACGCATCACGCCTTGCGGAAGCAATTTACCAAAAGCATTACAGGCAAGATTCGCCGGAATGGAAACCGCTTGATGACACTCTCGGTGTTTTAACGCAGATAGACAACATGACTTGTCGGCTTGTGAAAGCGCAGCCTGAACCGGAGCCGGTGGCGTGGGGTATTGCGAACACTCGACCGACAGAAAAACAGCCTTTGATGATGGTCATGCTAGATAAACCAGAACCTTCGCATCTAGTTATTCCACTTTACACCGCACCACCGCGACGCGAATTGTGCCAATGCGACGACATTCACAACGACTGCACATACAAAAAGAACTGTCGTGTGCCGCAGATAGATGCTGCGTTTAAGCGTATTGAATGGCAAGGGCTGACGGATGCGGAAATAGAGCTGTTTTGCGGACAATCTGACCACAGCACATGGAATGCGATTGAATTAGCTCAATCTAGGTTGAAGGAAAAGAACCTATGAAAATAAATACAGGATGTTGGATGAACGGATGCAAGTGTTTTGATCCAGATGACGAAGATGGCGTTGGGATAAAGAAAGATAGAGAATGGGTTGGACTGACTGATGAGGAAATACTAGAAATAAGCGGAAAAATGGTTGCCTATAGTTACGTTCGATTTGCCAAAGATATTGAAGCCAAGCTAAAGGA